GTTGTAGTTCCATCCCAAATCTCAAACTCTAGTTTATTTGAAGAATTTAATCTTAATTCCCAATATGCTTTACCTGCAACATGAGAACCATAAGAATATAGAACCTGTAACGCCCCTGTGGTATTATTCTTAAATGCTATACCTGATACAAAACCGTTAGTTCCTACTTGGACTGAAGTTCCAGTTGGTAATGAAAGATATTGTGAAGAAGCAGAAGCAAAATTACCAACTGTTTGTTCATAAAGTGATGATTCATCATCTACTGTTTCAGTTGCAAATGTTACAGTATTGTTATTAACTAATGGGCCTGAACCTACGGTTGATGTCAAATCTACTAAAAGGTTTAATTGAGATTCAACTGAGGTTACAAACTCATCTCCTGTAAGTCTAATTAATGGAGAACCTTGTAAACGCAAGTCAGAGTTAATTGCGTCTCTTGGTATAGCATAAGATGGATCTTGTCCTCTATCCAAACCCCACTGTGCTACTGCGTCATTACCATCCCATCTAGTAGTAGATGTTTCTACAAAGCCTGTGGCCTTCTTTGGTAACTGTGGGCTCTTCTTACCTGCCAGTTTTCTAGTTGCTACCATTTAATACCCACCTGAAATTCATATATCTTACCTTTTGGTTTTAATCCTATTAATCTTTTAATCCAGTGGAATTTTCGTGGAAACTCACCAATAGAAACTGCAGACATATAGGCGTTTGTATCTACCGTCTTTCCAAATGGCTTGTATTGGATATCTATTGTTTTCTTGATAGTAGCATATTTGTTATCTGGAATTACTCTATAGATGTCCTTGGCCTCTTTGAATAGAACTATCTCAGCACTTGGATCTTGTTTTAGTATATTCTCAGTAAGTTCCTTGCTAAAGGGCTTCCAGGATACCTTGGTTACTCTACCATGAATTGCCTCTAGTTTACCAAAAAAGTTACTATTCATGTTGAGACCTTCTTTAGTCCAACACTCAGGGCCTGTAATATCCTTGATTAGAATCTCTTTACCGTTTGGAGTAAATTGTGATATGTTATACCCTGATTCAAAGTCTACTGACCAATAAAAACATTGTTTCGTCATGGAAACGCACTCTATATCTCGTCAACGCGCCAAGTGAGGGTTTCTGTTGCTTGTACTCCACTAGTTCCATCTGTGTCTACTCTTACCTGCATTACAATATGTTTTGATCTAGTTGAAGCAACAGTAATGAGTGAAGAATCTATCAATGCTGGAGAACCTGTAGTATCAGATTGTATGTTTGTAGTCTTGGTAGTCTGGCCAGAGTAGTAAGTATGTGTAGTTTCGATTGGATCACCATCAGTTCCTGCAGTACCTGTGGCCTGTTGATATGAACCATCTGGAACTCCCTTATCTCCTGAGTCACGATTACCTCTAAATAAACCACCATTAGTACCAAATGTCCATCCTATAGCACCATCAGAATAATGTCTAATGTTAGATACCTGGGTGAAAGTACCACTTGGAACAATACAAACATTGGCCCAAAATGAATGACGTAAAACTGTATCAATAATGCAAGGATTGGTTAAATCGGATGTATTAGCGTCATCTGCTCTAAATCTTACGTTAGAAACTGTTGCCCATGTAGGCCCTGCTCCTGTACCTCTTTGAACTGCATAAGTAGCACCCATGATAATAAAGTTGTTGATTTTAGTATTTATAGTTTAGATTAGTGGCCAGTAACAGGATGATGTAGATTGTTATATTCTTCTCTTGTTCCTCTCCAATCACATTCTGTACACTTTACTATCTCATTATACCAATCAATATCAGTCATTGTTGGTAATGTTGAACCATCATCAAGTATCAATCAGGCTCACCAATCAACTCTATCTTTTCATTTACCATGAAATCTACATCTAGTAGTTTATGGAAAAGAATGAATAGTTTTACCTCATCCATGGGTTGATAATGAAAGTAGTTCCTATTAAATCTATTGTACTACTTGAACAGCCCAAAAATCGTCTGCGAGATTTGGATTTGTCAAATATGCATAAGGAATTGTAAAGTATCCCTTGTTACCCCACCATGTACCCCATGAGTTTCTACATAGGAATCTTTGGGTTGAATCATCATAACCAACACATAATACTGCATGGCCACCAAGAATCTTCTCATTGGGCCCAGGTAAGTTTGCAGTACCTGTTGTTGATGTGTACTGAGATTCAAATGATTCGTAAACAGTAAATCCAAATACAAATGGTATTCCATTAGCAAGACATAACTTCATAAGACTTGGTGATTTTTGATTGTAGATACGCTTGTATTGTACAGCCTTGTGTTTTAATGCGTCTACATATTCATCTGCACCTGGCTTCCAAGTAAACTGTTAGATATTGTATGGCCACATTGACTCATGACATACACCTAATTGATTTACTGACTTGATTCCATCACGTATCATGGCTCCACTATCAGTGTTTATTGTACCTTCCATGGCCCTTTCATTGTAATAGATGAATAATCGTGATGGCATAAAATCAGGAAGGCCTTGTTTAAGCAAATCAAATTCAATGGCCCCTGCTATTGCGTTTGCAGTACATGAACCTAAACCACCTTGATCATATACAGGTGGACACTTTGAAGATAAATCAACCTTGGATGGTAAGACTTGTACTGGCATGACATCACCAACAAACAAATGGTCACGTTGGTCTGGAATATCATGTCTCCATCCATATTTGTTCTCTATCTTATGTTCGGTATTGTTCCACCAATTCTTTAATTTAGCGTAAAGACTCATTTGTATCTCATTACCACTATTGAACCAAATACAAATAAGAATCCAAATACTAGTGAATATTCAGCAACTGGGCCAAATTCAGGAACTGGGTTGAGACATCTTTGTGGAACTACCAAAGTCTCGTTATATTTGGCCTTGAATGAATCATCCTGTGAGAACCATGTCCATAATGCAACTGGACAGTAATCTTGTGATGGCATACCACTTTGTTGTATACGAACTACTGCCAATACTGAAGGATTTGATTCTAGTGTATCAAAGTCAGTTTGAGATAAAACGATAGATTTTGCAGTACATCCCCCTGTTGAACCAATTATTTGGCCATTGATGTTACATGTGTTGTTTGGAGCAATAATATCCATTGACCAATTTGTAGAACTTGTTATTGGTAATTGTGGTAAATATTGAAAACAGGTTATACCTTCATGTAAGTAATCAATACAACTCTTTTGTTGTGTACTATCAGAGAATCCGAATGTTGGAAATTGGTTTGCATAAACAACACTGACTCCACTCAGGGCCACCAATGAAAGTAAAATAATTGCAAGTTTCATACTATTTAGTACAAGTAATTGAATATAAAAAGATTAGGGATGGCCCTGTTTATTCTTTAACAGTGGCCTTTGGTTTTCTCAGTGTTACTGCTCTACCAATACCACCCACTACAAATTTATCAACTACTGCTACAATACCAAACAGCCCTGCTACTGCAGAGATGAATGTTTGTGCATTAGTGATTGGTGGGATTGTTATAGCGTTTGTTGTTCCTGCTACTACTGAGGAATATACAATGATTCCAAGGCCCAAGAATAAACCCAATAAAAGGTCATTTCTCAGGGCTTTAGTATCAAAGCCTTTCCAGTTTGGATCATTTCTATTCTTTATCCAGTCGCTGAAATAACCTGCGTTATTCCATACTTCCCCTGCAGTTACAGAGGCCAGGATGAACAGTATGAAGTTATCCATAGGTCTTGCTGATTAGTACCTATTAATTAACCTTGTGAATCATTTGTTCTTAGTGTACAGTTCTTTATATATTGTAATGATAACCACTGTACAGTTATTTAAATAGAAAAAAGATTTGGCCCTTCAGTTGCTAGGGCTTGAGACACCTACCAACTGACTCGGCCTATGTACAACGCTTTCCCTCGTTGAACCTCTCGCCAGAACCGTATTGGAGATTTTACCTGGTATGAGTGGCCATAAAATCAATTATGGTTGATAAGTATACAAAGTCCTGATAAATAAAGATAACGCCTATGAAGGTCTATCAACACTTCATAGCCCTCAACTGATAGAATCATCCAATATCCGATAGATGGCAGATTGGCCTCTTGGTACAATTAGATGTAATTGAGTTAATTATTTATAGAAGGCCTAATATAAAAAGTTGGTGGGTACAGAGAGATTGATAAATCAAATCTCCCCTCTTGTATAGCATTACCCACATGCTAGGCCCTGTCTACATCCATAGACCACCATTTGTACTTTAGTTCGGAATTGACGGCTCCTGGGTTTTAGCCAGTATCGCTTCGGATGTACCTAACCTATGATATATTGTTGTTAAAAGGATAAAAAGATTACTAATGCCACATGCCTTTCAATGTGGTTACTGCAGAAACAATACCACCAATACTTGAGAATATGATTGTGATAAACTTGTACTTGCTAGTTTCGTTCTTTACTCTTGTACTTATTTCAGCCTTTACTTCCTGTTCAGTCATTGTTTGTCTTGAACATAAATCATTAATCTTATCTGCTTGACCATCAACTTTATCCCTGATATACTTGATGTCTTCTGCTTGTTTGTTCAAGGCCTGTATGATTAGGTCTACTTCAGAGTTATCCATTAAGTTTCAACCTTCTTTGCTTGTTTTGGTAATGAGCCCCATGGTGATACTGTTGTAGCCATTTGACCATCTGCTCTTGGCCACATGTTAATCTGAACAGGAGATTGCCAGTCAGGTCTCCATCTGTTCAAGTCTGGATCAGTATTCTGGCCCTTGGATAATGTATCCTTGTTTAGTTCTTCTAAACCCAAGAACTCTCTCATACCACTTTCATCTATTAATCCTATCTGTACCATATCCTTCATCTCGTTATACAATGCAGGATCAATCATGGTAAACAACTTGGGTTTGTTGAACTTGTGTTTGATTTTGATTGGAAGTTTGTTTGTATCATCAACCTGGAATAATATCTGTAGAATACGATCATATAATTGAGATTCAATGGACCTTTCAAGGATGATTCTCTCTGGCCTGATTTCAGTATTGATGTACATATCAATCTCTTCTATGTTACTATTGCCTGACATTGAACCAATATCACCTTCTGATAGCATGAATCCTGGAATACCAAATGCAGTGATAATGGCCTTGATTAGGCCTGTTCTAATTGTTTCAAGCCCTGCAGTATCAGTATGTGCATTATCACCTGATAGTACAGTTACACCTGTTTCATCCTTGTTACTTGGGCCAGTTACTGCAACAGCCCTACCTTCAGAGTCATTGGCCTGGTTTGCAAATTGGGTTAGTATTGATTGTTCATTACCAAATTCTTGTGGTGGTATTGGTACTGAGTATATTGGTGGTTTGTACCATGCATACTTGGCTGTATTGGGATAGTCTTGATTGAGGATAACGTTTAGTGTGTTGGCAATATCTGATATTCTGGCCACTTTGGAATCTCCATAGTAATCAGAGAATAATTCATTGTTGAATCCATGCATGATATACAACATACGTTCTGCGTCTATTGCTGAACTATTTTCTTCAGTATAGGCCCCAACTACTTGACATCCTTTTAGTTCTGCTGTATTATCATCAATTAATGGCCTAATAGTAAACTCTGGCCTGATTAGTCTGATACCTCTTGGGATTTGCCATCTTACTGTTTTTGTTTCGTCTGGATCTTTATCCAATGGTGTGATAGCAAGTACACATCTTCCTTGTTCCAGGGCCAAGAAATATGCATTGAAAACATTATTCTGCAAGTCTAAATCCATACAGAGTTTGTCTACCCAGTCCTTGATTTGTTCTGGAGTAAATTCCTTGTTATCCCAGTATGGTACACATAGTTTAGTAGTTTGGGCCCACATCTCTTCCTGGTCTTCAGGTAGTTCTTCTTCTTTGCGTGGTACTACAGTTGTAGTATATCCCTGACCTGCTACCATTGTAGTATGAATACGACATCCTCTATAGACATACGAGTTATCCATGGCACTTCTAAAGTCTTTACGTTCAGAGAATGTGTATGGATCAACTGTTGCAAATACTTGAATACCTTGATAATCCATTGACTGCCCATCCATCTTACGCCAGTTATTAGAGACATATTTTCTTACTGTACTGCGTGAAGAAACACCAAAACGTGGTAAAGCATAATCTTTCTTTTCTGCAAGTTTTTGTTGATTAAGTGGTACTATTGTACCTTTATCGGCCCTTAACTTGCGTGTTTTGACTTGGCCCATATAGAGTATTGGCTAGGCTTCATTATTAAAGATTAAATAAAAAAGGTTTATGGTAACGATTTACATTCATGTAATTTGGGATCAAATATAGACTCTTTGTAATCTAATTGATCATCCCTTACTACTTCTATCTCTACTTCGGTATTGTATGAGCCAAGATACAAAGTATAATCCGTGATATAATTAGGCCTATTATGATTGAATTGTGCCCTAACCGCCTTGTATTTTCTTCCGTCGTATATAAAACTCTGACCTACTTGTAGTTCTTGGATAATGCTTGAGATTGCTTCTGAAGTTATCTGCATATTGATTGTAAGTTTTAAATTATTCATGTTCATATCATAACAAATCCGTTATATAACATCTTTGGTATGTTTCACCTGATTAAAAGTAGTAATGTGGGCTTGTTGATAGACTCTGCTTACGGATGGCCCACGCACCCAACCCTCGTATCAACTGAGTATTTCCTGACTCTGTGTTTCAGTACGGTTTCCACCTCTACAATTCTGTATTCGAGTTACTATGTTGTGTCACCGTTTCCAATCTACCGTTCAGGCCTTGAGTGTAGATAGCACACAAATCACTTGTTATAAAATAAGGAAGAATAAAAGGGTATCTAATTCTGTACTGCTAACACATAATCAGAACGAACAAGTCTTTGCTCATTAACCAAATCATACCAATCTTCTATATTACATCCTTCCAAATCATAATCTACTTCTGGAATCAAAGCACCTTCACATCTAAAGATATTGGTTCTCTCTCCATCTCTGATATATTGGTATCTTACAACCTCTATTCTTTCATGTAATTCACAGTATTCTCTCATAGAAGAGGTTAGTCAGGCCCATACATATAGGCTTCTAATATTTAGTTAAGTATTACTTAAATCAACGTGTATTGGATCAAGGTCAATCATTACTACAAACTGTTCTTGTCCCTTATTGGCCTGGGCCAATTGTTGTCGTAGGTTATCTGCTCTTTCTTTATTGGTATATCCTGCTACAATGGCCACTCCATCAAACAAGGCCCCCTTCTGAGTGTATCCTACAATGTAGATTGATGTCATTTTGTATCATCCTTTAGAAGTTGTTGAATCGTTGAGTGTAAATCTTCTACCGATAAATAGTTAAATGGATTATCTTTTGCTATTTGTTGTACTCTCTCTTTTATTTGTTTTAGTTGGTTGTTTTCTTGTATGATGTTATCTATCATTCCATATTTTGCTTCGTTTTCTTTTACAAAAGTTTCTAGTCTAGTTACAGAAGTTTCATATTTTGCTATCCATTCTAGTGCTTTTTGACCGTCTAGGATTTTATCTAAATTTTCATATATTATTGTAACATCAGATGAATCTTCATAATAGTTGGTTGCAAACTGTAGAACATTCAATAATGAATTTTTCAATTCATCAACTGTTATTTTGTCAGTCATATATCCTTCATCTCTTTTTCAATCTGCTTCTCTATATCTCTTTCGGTCATGGGCTTCTTTGATACCACCATCATGGGCCTTGGGAGATTGTGAATATACCTACTGGCCACTTTGACTGCATAACACATGGCCCAAAATCTATCATCATGGAATCCACTAGGATGTCTGTATGTGATATTACCTGCGTCTGTAATTACCTTCTCCTGTTCCATTATCTCTTGGTATAGCCTGGGAGTATGGATTATGAGTTTCTTCTTGTTGAATAATCCCTTTACTAGGCCTATCATGTCTTGTTTGTTCTGCATGGATGATACTATAGGTACTAGTGGTATTTCTCTTGAGAACATCTTGACTACTTCACCTGAGCCTAGCCTATCAAAACCTATTGCGTTCATCTTTTCATAACGTTGGATCTTTAGCAAGTCTTCTGCTATATCATTGTAATCCACATGTGGCCAGGTCTTATTGCCTATCTCTTCAAATATACCATTCTCTAGTTTCAGTACACATAGGGCCATGTTATCTACTCTGTTGGCCACATCCAGGCCCCCAAACTTAACTAATACTGTCGTCTGGCTTACCTCTTACAAAAATATCCAATAGTTCTTTACAACATGAACCACATATACAGTCATTATCTAATGGTTCATGTTCTTTGATTTCGTAGTAATCATCAGTTTTCAATTAATGTAACTAGCCTCGTTCCTTCTTTTATCTCTTTCTGCTTGTAGTTCTGCAGTTACTTGGCCTAGTACTTCAGGTACTACCTTGTTTACTAATGTTCTCGTACTGATTAATCCGATTATTACGTCTATTTCATTGTATGTTAGGTGATTGGAATATAACGCTGTTAAGATGTTTACCATTACATCCTGTACCTTATCCCATCTGATTTGAGGTATTAATGGCATATCAGGAATGATTGCTTCTTGGGATGTTGAATGTTTAACACTCTTCTTTAGGTTAGTTTTCTTTTTGGATACTGGCATGATAGTATTGTTTTAGTTACTGTTATTTAAAGAGTTGAGGTGTACATACTACACATCCTGGTTCTACATCCTCATCTAGTTGTGTACCTTTACACTTCCAGCATGGTTTTTTCATGGAGATATACCGTAATACTTGTCTAAAAGTTTTACTACTTCTTCTGGCCAGTGTTCTTTACCTAGGCCAATATGGGTATCACCTCTCCAGTCAATAACCTTTAGGCCCAATGATAGACACTCATAAGCCATCTTGGATAGTTCAGTCATTTGTTGGCCCAATACTACTCTGTTATCAATGAATGTATCAAATTGTCTATAGTATTTTGGTGTATCCTTGTAAAGATAAAATGCTCCTGGTGTTCTAGTGAATGTACCTGGGCCATTATACCTATTCCATACAAATAATTCTCTATCAACTATGGTAGGAATGTATATTGCTCTTTGAGGTAGGTATTTGGCCAAGTCTTTTGTTGCATAGAATATACCATCTACTAGGTTGTTTGCAAATTCGTTTACTAGGTTGGTTCTTAGGTCTGAACCATGATAGTGAATAAAC